TTATAAACTCTTACAAAATCATTTGGATCTAAAAGTCTCCAACAATCAAGTATAATATATTCGTCTTTTTGTACATTACCCCAATCAATATCCAGATACAATCTATCTTGTCTCTGATTAAATCGTATTTGTTTTTCCGTATTTAATAGAAAATCAATGTCCGAAAGATATGTTTTTGTCATTGCATATGACAACATTTCTAATGAATTGAAAAAATATAAGTCATTTAAAAATAACTGATACTTTAGACTAAACATTCCTCCAGATATTGTACTATTATCAAATCTAAAAACTTTATTAATGCCAATTACTGCTGGCGGAACTTGAATGTAATTACTATTTTCTTCATATGAAAATGTTACACTAGATCCATCAATATCAGAACTTGCGGTTGTAGTTACAATTCCTGCAGTGCTACTACCTCCCCTTGCTCTGCCTCTATCTATATCTTCCTGTGTTATTTTATATTTTAAGTATGTTTGAACTACACCATCAAAGTGTCTCTCATGAAATAACTGAAGGGCATCATCAACTAGATCATCTATTTGCTCATCGGCAACATTGATTTCTAGTACTGGTGCTCCCAGTTGTCTCTTGCAATAGTTAATTAAATCTGCTCTACTTGCTGGTTGCGCCATTTATTCCACAAGTTTCCTAAGTGTATTTAGGGTGCTGCTGATACTGGGTTATAAACATATATATTGCCATTAGCAAGAGGATAATAAGTTCCTCCTGCGGCAACAATTACATCATATACATATCTACCTTCGGTTAAACTTCTGGTAGATGTCGAATTAAGTGAAAGTTTTATTTTACCATCATAAGCACTAGTGAACCCAACGGTAAAGGATGCTGTAATTCCAAGTGTTGCTCCAACGGCAACGCTTTTGGACATTGCTGCTGATCCAGTGTATCCAGTAAGATCAAATGCTGAGTTTGACGTTGTATAAACGTTTAGATTTGCACTAAAATCTGAACCACCTTGAATTGTCAGATTTACTCCATATGGGACACCAGAGTCTGTATCAAAAGTGATATTTTTAGTTGCCATCTACTATTCCTATTAGTTTCATTGTTTCTTGCTGTTTATAGTATAGTTTGCAAAAAGATTTTGCAATATTCTTTAGTTCATCACGGTCATCACAACTATCTATCTGTGACGCCAATTTAGTGTAAGCAAATTGCTTTGTTAAATTGCTTAGTTCAATACTATCTGGATCCATTCAACAACTCCTTAAGTAACGATTTGATTTCATCAAGCTCACCTTTTACATTAGCAAGATCTTGCTCGATTGTTTGTACTTTTTGATTCTTTTCATTCTTAACACTTTTGGCAGAAAGATATTGAGAATAATCCAAACCATTTACATTAATAACTGCATTGGTTTCGGGATCTCTTGCGAGATCCTTATTTCCTTTTAATTCGTAAAAATCCATATTATGCTAAAGCAATTACTCTTAGATCCTTAACTCTTGGAACATAACACTGGTTCTTAGATGTTAGATTTAGTTTAATCCTATAAGTTTTAAATGAAGGCAAATCATCAATAGAGAATGTATATTCCCTATAATCTACAAGAGCAGAATCATGTACTAAAGTATTGGACTTTATTATAAATGCATCTGGTTGACCATTATTATTTTGTGGCAGAATCACCTGACCTCTAGTATTAATATTAGAATACCCTGGGAATGGTGAGAAAATTGGTTCAGATCCAGGTGCGTTTCCTACTGCATAGAATGCTCTAATATCTGCATCAAGATTAATGTGAGCAGAAAGTATAATTTTAATAGAAGATGCAGAATTTTCTAGTACAATTTCCTTAGAAATATACTGACATGCTGTGGGATCCTCTTCAATACTATCTACTCTAGAATCTGTTGCGTAGTCTGTAATAACATCATTTACTCTATTAGATGTAAGTACAGCACTTACTCGCTGAGTATCAATAACGGGAGTAACTCTTGTATCAACAGTATTCAAGAACATTCTCATATTCATTGACTTGGAACCAGGAATCGTGGTTAAATTTGCATCCTCATTAACTTTAGATGCAATCATTCTTGGAGAATCAAAATAGTTCTTTTGATTGATAATAATATCACTAAATCCAGCATCGGAGAAAGGAACTTCTGTTCCACTAAAACTCTTAGATGTAGTAGTTCTAATTTCAGCACTAATGGTTGTTCCAGGAACCGTCATATTATGTACATTAGGAGTAATTAGTTCAAATGGCATGTTCTGGGTTGCTCTAATTGTTTTACCACCAGTCGATTTGGATTGACTGAGGAATAATTGAGGGAATCCAACATCAGTATTTCTAGCAGTACCAGTATTTCCGCTCATATCAAGTTTAATCTTATAGGAATCAAATGTAAATGGATCGGACTCTGTTACATCCGATAAAGAGTGTGTCTTATTAATACGATCAAGACTCACTCCAGACAATTCATATTTAAATACTGGAGTTCCTGCTGGATACGATTTTGGATTACGACCTCTTGCAATATTCCCACCAATAGTATTTCCAGTCACATTGGTATATGTGATTATTTCATCACCAATAAGCAGTAAACCTGAGTTAGTTGTTCCAACTCCAACATTTTCAAATGTAGCAAATGTTGCCCCAAGTCCAACCGTAAGACCTGATGTGGAGTCTGATGGATATGCTGCAGTTAGCGTTGTTGGTTTGATATCAGGTTTCACTCCAGAAAGTTTAACAGTATTTTCAGTAAAATACATTCCATGGTTTTGGTGGGCAATATTCATATGCAAACCATCGTTAATTGTAATAATGGATGCGATTTGAACATCTCCGCCTGGAGCACCTGGGAGATCATTATTTAATGTTTGAGCAACTCCAACGCTATTGAAGTATCTCATTGACTTACTTCCACCAACAACAAAATTACCTTGAACATTATCAAGAATAATTTCATTAGTATGACCAATACCGCTAACTGTAAGTTTTGCGTCTCTACCTATGGTGGCAATACCAATCGTAGATATTCCAAGAACATCTCCAACTTGATATCCAGATCCACCAGCATCAATAGTTGCACCACTAGCAACTACACTTCCATTCAATATGCTTATATTGGCAGTTGCACCTCTACCACTACCAGTGATAGTAATCAGATTGACTCCTGAGAAAGTATAAGATCCATCAGCAGGAGTGTAACCAAGACCAGCATTCGATATAGACAGATTTCCTGTTACAGATCCAGCAGTACCAACTAAATCTCCTGTAGCATTAGTTCCATCTTGGAAGAATGTATTTCCAATTTCATATCCAGTATCTGCAACAGTTGTTCCAAGACCAACTCTAATTTTTTTAGATGTGATAGAAATAGGATCAGGAAGTAACTTGGCAATCTGAGCATTTCCTTGTGTCAGTTCTGGACTATAGAACTCAACACTGCCACTTTCAATAAAATCTGCTCTATACAGAGTGAACTTAAGATCTTCCCATTGACTTGGTTCCCAAGTAGTATTATTCTGGGACTTGAATAGGGAACCGAGATAAGGTTGATTGGAAATAAAGGTATCAGTTAGTAAATCATTTTCTCCAATTCTGGAAATATAAACAGTGTACTTAGTAGAGTTGGATGCTAAAGCAATTGCATATTCTTTACCACCTTCAACATAAACAGGTGATTTAAATTGAACGTTTGTAGCGATAGATCCATCAGAAGAAGTTTGAATGTCAGATGGGTCTAAAACAATCTCTGAACCTGGAAGAATTTTAGTGGTTGGGAGACCATTTTCCATAGATCTCAATTGGAAGACAACTGGGACATCCATGTCGTCAACTGTTCTGAAGAACACATCACAACTAGTTAAGAAACAACCAGTTTCGTCTTCAACTAAGAAGGATTGAGCAAGTGGATCATACCAAGTAATAATTGTTTGAGTCCTTTGTTGCGTGCTGATTACATTACTATTAACTACTTCAGTTCCAAGGGACTGTTCTACATTTCTTTCTTGGAATTCTCTTTTCTGCTCTATCCTTGCATTCCTAACTGAAAGGATATTTTCTTGAACAGTTTCTAAAGTACCAGTAGAAGTAAATGCCTCTTCTGCAATAGTGGATGCTAAATCCTGATTGTTATCAATATCATTTACAAGAGTAAACGTTTTTGTTCCAGTGTCAAATTTAGGGAAGTTGACATTATTTGGATCAGCAATGAAAAGGCTACCAATAATAGTAGATGACAAATCAGAAATAAGTCTTACATCATCTAAAGTAGCTTGTGCTCCACTTGTTTCTCCAACAAACGTCATTCCTGTCTGGACATAACCAAAATAACTACCTTGGGGTTGTTCTGAAAGAGAAAGAGTGTCAACGTTTAAGATTGTTGAAGTTGAAGAATAAGCACCTGCAAGTGGACGACTAGTATAAGGACTTTCTCGGAAAGTTTTGGTTGGACTATCGTATGGACCTTCTCTATGATTTGCCTGAGCAACTCTAAAGGTAATTCTCGCGGAAGTTTCATTAGACTCTTCAGAAAGTCCTGTTCTTACAATTGTACCAACTACAGTCTCTCCAACTTGGAATGTTCCACTACTCATGGAAATTTCAAGTAGTTTGGGTACACAATACCTAGTAACATCTACCCCATCAAAGAATGCATACAATCTTGTAAGGGGTTTCATTTTTTTAGAAACAAATTCAATGTTTCTAGATCTCATATTTGCAATCAAATCTCTACTGATAGTTCTGTCTCCTAGAGAATTGGTATCAAATTGTTCAGTAACAATAGTTCTAGAACCATTTCTAGATTGAACACCACTTTGAACTCTACTTACAATAGTTTCTTCTATAACCTGATCAGTAACGGTTCTGGTAGTTCTACTTGTTCTAGCTCTACCACCAGGTCCTTGACGATGAATGGTGTCTGGTCCGTTATTAAGAACTCTTCTCCTGGTGGAAGTTTCATCTGTAATGCCACCCCAGTTAGTTTCCCAAGAATCCCAAAGAATTGGACCAAACCCAGTTTGAGGGTCAACTTCCCCGTTTGCTACAAGTGCATCAAAAGTTTCATTATAGTCACCTTCTTGCACGATAGTTTTTGCTTCTAAACGAGTTGTATCCACCCAACTATCAGTTGATGGAGTTAACTCCATGGTTCCATTCCAGAAACTAATAAGGAATGGAGTAACACTTTCAGTTCTAGTTGCAAATGCTTGAGTAATATATTCAACTTCAGCATAATCTAGAGTTAGGACATCATCTCCTTTTCTTACATTGTTACCCTCAATAGCAGCAACACTAGAATCTGCATTAGGGTCTCTGTCAACAACAGGACCAAGAATCATGTCAACCGAATTGGTATAATGTCTTGGTCTAAGTTCATTATACTTTATATCAATAGAATTCTTAATATCAAAACTATCATCTTGAGTTTGGAATCCAGAGAAATTGTCTACGAAGAATCCTGATTTAAATCTATTTAAACCTTCGGAATCAGAAACAAATAAGTTTGCCGTTTCTTTCTCCAATAAAGAAAGAGTAGTGTAATATTCAAGACTTCTAATCCTATCTTCAAGTTTTTTGATATCCTGCATACGATATCTCTTATGCTGGTTAAATGCTAGTTTTGCGTCACTAACATTGAAGAGATATGGGGGTAATTCTATAGTACAAATTTCAATTGCATCATCAATAGGGTTTGGGTTTACCGGATCATCAGAAGGAGTTCCATAAACAACCTGAAATCTTCCATCTTTGGAGAGGAAAACTCTATCAATTCTTCCTTGATAATAATCAACATCAGCAGTAATAGCTTCGTCAGACGCTAAAATATGCTGAACTGATTGTCCTGTTCCATTAAAAACTCTCCCTGCAAACTCTAATGGAGATCTAACATTTTCGGCAACACTATATTCGGAAACTCTTGGTCTTAAATCAATAATATCACTGGTTCTATATCCATTAACTGTTTTGATTTCTTCAGAATAATCAAAGTTTCTATAAGAATCTACAGTTACAATATCACCATTATCAGTTGTATCAAAATACGCAGAGGTAAAGTAAACCTTTAACTGGTTTACTGGTGCGCTGCTCTTTACTTTTCTTTTTATAGATCCATAAGAATAAAGAGTTTCTTCTTGACCAGTTCTGAATGTGTAGTTTGAAGAAATATTGAAACTAGGTGTGGTTAAAACAGAAACTCTAGCATTAATATTAGACTCATCAAATTCAATAATTTCGCCCTCAATGAGCACAGATTCATTTTTATAGATAAGAGAAATTGTAGATGCATCTACAATTTCAGCAACTATTGCTACAGCACCACTAGTTTGACCAACTATTCTTTCACCGATTAACATATCGGATGTAGTTGTAGAAGGACTAATGATGTTAAGAAGGGATACCTTAGGAGCAGAAGCGATACTTGTATCTGCAGATTCAAAGATTCCTTGAATTGAGATAATGTCTGGAGAATTTAACGAAATTAATTGGTCTTCAACTCTAGTTCCATATGGATAGTTTCCGTAAGTAAGACCATTATTAAGCGTAGTGGTTCCAATTCCAGATCCCTGAAGTCTAGATTTATCAACAATTATAGATTTTACTCTATCTTTAATTTTTACTTTAGACTTTGGATTTGTCTTTCTTAGAGTGGCAATCAGGGTTGCTCCACTATTATCAGTTCCAAGATTTCTAATCTGCAAAGATTTTCCATCTGACGATAGTTCAAATCTATCTGAACTAAGTTGTTCAGTTTTTCCATCGGATCTGATAAGAACATATCTCTCATTATCAAAAGGAAGGAAAGTTTCATTAGTTCCTGCTTCAGCCGCAACAGAGAGTTGTTTAGATGCAATATCAACACTAATAGTTTTTCTAATAGTAATAACAGATTCAGCAATATCTACTGCTGATACGTTTGGTTTTGGTAAAAGGGTGTATAAAGTATTATCAGAAGATTTGGAAAGTTCTGTATTGAGAACTTGTAGATCCGTAACATTTAAGGTCGTTGCAGGTAAGAATCCACTTGCAATTCCAGAAACAGTGGCAACTCCTTCAATACTAACAGTTGCAGTCCCAACACCAGTAACTCTAGCAATAATTGGGTCCTCAGTTAGTCCTGGAGTAGTATCAGTATACCTAACTAAATCATTTTCTTTGATAACTGTTCCAGGAAACAGTTGATTTGGAGCAGTAATCGTGCTAACTCCACCAGACTTGGGACTAATGGTAGCAATACCAACTGTAACCTTATTGGATTGGAGTATATTTGCACTGAAAGTATTAACTCCAGTGATTCCATCAGCAAGATCTAAAGTGTTTGAAGAACCATATACAGATTTTACGTTAGAAATTTTATTTTCAGTAACTGCAATAGCAATTCTTCCATCTTCAAGTCCATTAAAAGAGAGTCTTTCATTAGCAACAAAAGTTCCCTTACTATCATATACAGTAACAGCAGTTCCTGCACTTACAGAGTGTCTTAAAAAACCAGTAGCACCACTAGAATTTCCTTTTACAAAAGTGGGAACAGTTAGAGTGTGTGACTGATTTAAAGCAATTTCAGTTGTTGTCTGTACATCATACAGTGACAAATCCCACTGATTTGTATTTGCATTAGATATACTGTAAGATCCAGATTCAAGTCTAAAGTCATATACTCTTGCAAGACCAATTTCTTTTCCTGGAGCACTTTCAGAGTTAACTCCAACTCTTTGATCTCGTAAACTTACAACGAAAGTATTACCAACTCCAACTGTAGGTGCTCTATAAACACTATTAATTTTGAAAGTTGCACCTGTATTATAAATGAAATTTTGATTTTCTAAAGTTTTTGTAGTTCTTGGTTTATCTACGTCAATATATGTTGTATTAAGAGTTTCAATTTCATACCCTTTTACATATGCTTTTCCAGGGGAGAGTTTGTAAAGAGCAAGATTATCAGTAGGAGTTACTCCTCCGGGAGTAAATTGACCTGCATTAAATATTCCATTGTTTCCGACTTGATTGTTTAGTGCCTCTGCAACAGAAACATCAAATGGTCTTACGTAATAATGTCCAGACTCATCGAAAGTTCTTCTTGCCAGAATATTAGTCCAGTCTTTGTTGAGATATCCACCTGACTGATTTGTCTGTAAAGAGGCAGTTTGGATAACTCCATTAATTACAGTTGCAAGTAAAATAAAATTATCATCACTAAAGTCATCTAAAGGTTTTTTGAATAAACTTACACTAACTCTAAGTCTGTCTGCGCCAGGAGCAGCATAGTTATTAAATCCTTGAGAATTATCACTAAGAGATTCATCTAAATCTGCAGTAACGATTTCCTCATCAACGAAAAAACCAATCCTATAACTTGGAGTATTGTTATATTGATCAAGAACTAAAGTTTCTCTATTAACATTAACAAAACTGCCCCTAATAAAGTATACACCATTCTCTACAGAAAAAGCAGATCCAGTTGCAGCAGCATTAGATGCTATAGTGCTCGCAAAAGCAGATCCAACAGGAATAGTGGTATTACCAAGCAATCCAGAAATGATAATTTCATTGCAAGTTAATGTTTCTGCATCAAAAAATGTTTGAGTTTGATTGTTTGTTGTACTAGAACCCAAATAATTAACATAGAGGGTTATATTTCCATTCTCAGAATCTTCAGGTAATATAATACTATCAACAACAGCAGTTACACCAGATCTAACTCCAGTGATTTTTGTTCCGACTAACTGATCTACATACGCAGATACAGGAACCCCTTGAAAATTATTATCTAATTGAATTGCGTAATATAATCTAGTATATGCAGTATTTCCAGGAATTACTTTAGCACCTTCTTTAAAAAAGTGCAGTCCAAATTTTTCAATTTGATTTTGCAGTATAGACTGAAGAGTTGTTAACTCTCTTGCCTGAACAGGATATCCAGGTTTGAATAATACCTTATGGTAATCGTTAGCGGGATCAAAATCGTCAAAATATGGCGCTACGTTGAGATTCGTTTGTTGAGGCATAATTCTTTAGAACTGCAAAATAACTTTTATGTCTTCTTTTTGGTTTGACGATCTTGTTATAGATGGTCTGTTGTCAACGTAAATAATATTCCCAGAGTGTTTCTTAACCTCAGGGTTGGCAACACCGCTCGTAAAACTCTGACCAAGATAGTAAGTACGATTATTTATTACCGTAGATATACCAGTAAAGTTTTCATCTATATTTAAATTTGAACCAGTAGATGGAGTGATAGATACACTCCCACCTGTTCCGGGAGTTGATGTAAATTCTGTTAAATCAAATCCATACGTGGGTTGAGTTTGTGCTGTTCCAACCGTATTAAATCCTGCAACACTTCTATCCTGCCAAAATTTAAGAACCCCAGTAGTCTGGTCGTAACTAACAACTCTTCCTACAGCAGTTGATCCTGTGGATACTGTTTGGATAAAATATGCATCTGATGTAAAGGTTGCAGTGCTGTATCCAGTTCCTACTAGTTTAAGCGCACTTACAGCAGATGCTTTACTCAATTCCAATTTTGAGGATGAACCAAACTGATCTGGATTTTCTACAACTCCAATTCTAGATATTTGATTTCCAGTAATAAAATCTGGATTTTCATTATCATTTTCAATTCTAGAATAGAGAAGAACATTGTATGCTCCCAATTCTCTGTAAATATCTGCACCATGTCCTCCTTGTGGAGGAATGATTACATCAAAGGTTGGTCTAGTGGTTCCTGTAGGAACTCCACCAGCAACCAAATCAATATTTCCATAAGTGTACCCAGAACCCTGATTAGAAACAATTACTTGCCCTACTTGTTGATTACCATTGATTACAATAGTACATTCTGCTCCAGTTCCATCTCCTTTAATAGGAACTTCTGTATAAGTTGCATTTGCTGTTCCTAAACCAACTCCACGATTGGTAATAGTTACAATTTTGATGCTACCATCAATCGAGTTATCTCTAACTGCTGCATTAGTAGTTGCAGTTCCCCAATTTGCCGGAACGGGCATATATTGGGTAGACTCAAATTTTACTACCTGACTAGGTTTAATAGTATACAGATACTTCCAAATATATCCATCTCCACTAGTTCCCGCACTTCTTGGTTCCAAATCAGTGAAAGTTGGTTCATCCAAAGATGCCTTTCCTGTAGGATTGTCTGGGTCTATTCCATTGTGTAGGCAAATGTAGACTCTAAAATCACTATTCATTACAAAATAATTTGCAAGATATAATGAAGTTGACCCAGAAATCTTTGCTGTATTAGTTCTACTATAATCATGACGATACATGTCATAAGCAGTACCAGAATTCCATGTTCTTTTTGGAACCACTTGATTTGCATCAGAACTTTCAATTTTCTTGAGAGCAATCATTGTATCCCAATAATCGTTCTCTTGATCGAAATTATCTTTAGGTGCAGGAGGATCATTATCCCAATCACTTTGATAATCTGTAGGATTAGGTAAACCAACAAAAGAATAATAAGAGTTGCTGGAATTATTCACTCCAGCAATAAAATTCTTTGCGTTTAATATCCTAATCTGATCCGTTATAATAGCAGCCATTTGACGCAGGTTTTTCTTTATTTATTAGGAGTTTGCGGTATAATTTTTAGACTTCAAAAAGTTTGTTCTAATAACTCTAGTTGAAGTAGTTATACCAGAAGTGTATGCAGTGTAA